CCACCCCTACCAATCATATGCGCTAATAACCCTACACTTACCGTCCAGGCCACAAACCCGAACCCAATTAAAACCCACATGTCAATCCCCTATCCCGCATCCCAATCCGGGTTTTGGTCCGAAATTCTGAGATAAAATTAGGGTAGTTACTTGACGGGATTATTCGACGCGAGGTAGGGTGGTCTGAAAGTCAACGGTGCAGGAACAGGAGAATGACATGTGGGTTTTAATTGGGTTCGGGTTTGTGGCCTGGACGGTAAGTGTGGGGATTAGCGCATATGATTGGTAGGGGTGGAGCGCAGAAGGAAGCACTTACGGAAAAGGTGCAGGAGATGGGGGAGTGGTTAGCGCTTGTTGATCAGGAACGGCGTGCGGGAACCACTGATCTTGATGAGTTTATGGAAATTGCCACTGTTCAGCGGGAACGTGAAGGTGCCGCGCCGGGTACAACTGCCACGTTGAAGAAGTTGTTTGCTAATGGGATGCCTACCCCTGATGAACTGCTTGCATTGCCGAACGATGATTTCATGGCACTGCTGAATGACCCTGAGCTTATGGGTGCTATTGATCCCACCGACTTAACCTATCCTGATCCTGGCCGCGCTGATGTGGTTATGTTGGGGCCGGATGATGAACCGCCTGTTATGTTCAGTGAGGTTGATGAGCGCCGGGATGATGAACGGTGGGGCGATGAGGGTTTAGCCGGAGTGGATTATGGTGAGCGGGATCATGAGTGATCCGGCAGAGATGGGTTTCACCTGGCGTAAGCTTGCGTTGTTTGAAGGCAGTTTGGATGCGTGGCGTGGGAATCCGAAGAACAATGATACGCTGTTCACGTTGGCTGTACCGCCCGAGTTTAAATATGAGGCCATGCCGATGAGTGATCATTTAGGGAAGCGGTTCAGGGTGCTTGTGCAGGTCGCTGAGTTTGATGAGGTGGTTGATGATGGGTGAAGTTAAGGGTGAGATTGTGCATTGTGCTGGTCTGCCGCTCCGTATTGAGAATCAGGTTCGGCAGAGGTGCGCGTGGTGCGGTGGGGTCTTGATTGACGTTGATTTGGCCTCACGCGCTGCAACTGTCCTGCCGGAGAACATCATTGACCCGTTTGGTGGGTTGAATGTGTTTCCGATTGGCGCGCTGGTTCGCGTTAAAGCGGATGGTGGTTTGTTTGTGACGGTTGCTGGTCCTGATGGTGAAGTGCCCAGTGATTCATGCATGCAGCTACCTACGTTTTTAACTGTTGATAGTGGAAGTGGCGGCAGCGGTAGTGACGGGGGTTCTGATGGCTAGAACTGATCCCCTTATCGAGATTACTAAGGCTGCGGTTGCGGATGATACTGAGCTTCAGGAGCGCGCCAGGAAGTTAATCAACCTTACTTTGCGTCAGGCCGAAATTGATATTACTACTGGTACACCGCAGGTTCGCCATGCTCTTATGCGCGCTGTTATTCCGGCGATTGTGAAGCTGTCGGAGAATCAGCAGCAGGTTGATGAATTGGCTGAGTTGCGTGAGCAGATGGCGCTTATGCAGGCGTCTTTCCAGCAGGGGATTGCTGTGGGTGTTGGGGTTAATGCAGCACCTGAGCCTGATTTAACGGGTGATGGTTTGCCGATTGATGCACCTGCCATTCCTGGTGGTGTGGTTCGTCTTGGCTAATGGGCAGTGTTTTCATCAAGTTGGTTCTTTGCATCGCGCTATAAATCTGGACGTTGTTCAGAAGCGGTGTAAGCGTTGTGGTAAGGTTATGTTTCGATGGTCTAGTCTGTGGTGTTTGAGGGTTTACGGGAGAATTCCACATGGCTAATTTAACTTTCCTTGTAGAGCAGCTTTCCATCCTCACGACCGATGGCGAGATTAAGAAGTTTAAGCTGAATTGGGCGCAGAAGGAGTATATTGCTGAGGTTGAGCGGCAGTTAGAGTACAATGGTCGCGTCCGAATTATCGTGCTTAAAGCGCGGCAGTTGGGCATTTCAACCGTTACCGAAGCCCTGTTATTCATCTTGTGCTTCATGTATAACAACTATCGCGCGTTGGTTATCGCTCATGAGGTTGAAGCGTCACAGAATCTCCTAGCAATGACCAAACGTTATTGGACAACCTACCCCTATAACAAGCTCTACACAACGGAATACCAGGGCAAGAATCACCTACAGTGGCTTGAAACTCAGTCTCAGATTGGTGTTGCTACGGCTGGTAATACGGCTGTTGGTCGTTCTGCTACGTTTCGTGGCGTGCATGCCAGTGAGGTTGCGTTCTGGCCGAACCCTGAACTGGTCATGGGTGGCTTACGTCAAACGCTCCACGCAAAACCGGGTTCAGTGTTGGTGTTGGAATCTACCGCTAATGGTATGGGTAACTATTTCCATAACACTTGGATGAAGGCTGAGGCTGGGGATAGTGAGTTTGTGCCGTTGTTCTTTCCATGGCATCGTCACCCTGAGTACACCGCGACCGCGATTGGCATCCCTTTTAACACCATTGGTGAATTGGACGAGGAAGAGAAGCATTTGCGCGAGATGGGGATCAGTGATGATCGGTTGATGTGGCGCCGATACGCTATTCGTGACTTGTGCGGTGGTGATGTGAACCTGTTTAAGCAAGAGTACCCCGCTACCCCTATGGAAGCTTTTATCGCGTCAGGTACGAACGTGTTCCCTCAGGGTGACCTACAGGTGTGTTACAAGCCTGAGCCGGGGTATAAAGGCTTGTTACATGAAGATAGTGCTGGTGTGCATTTTAAACCAGCGAGTGATGGTCCGTTAACGATTTTCAAGGCACCTAGTAAGGATGCAGAATATGGACAGTATTATGTCGCGGGTGACCCTACGCGATCGACGCGGGGCGATTTCGCTGTGGCGCAAGTCATCAATCGCCGGACCTTGGAGCAGGTTGCAGAGTGGCGAGGACGTATTGATCCCGTTTCCTTCGCGGACGTCTTATTCTTACTCGGGCATTACTACCACACCGCTTGGGTCAGCACCGAAATTGAAGGGCCTGGTTATTCAACCATTGGTGCTTTGCTGAATAAGAACTACCCTAAGCTGTACCGAAAGCAGCGACCGGATACCACACCAGGTAAGATGAATGGTGAGCAGTATGGTTGGTCAACAACTATGCAGAGTAAGAACCTGATGATTGGTATTATGCTGCGGAGTATTGTTGATCATAGTTTAACCATCCACAGCCAGACGTTATTCAATGAGGCATCGAACTATGTTGATCTAGGCAATGGTACGTATGGTCCGGCGAATGAGGTGAAGTCGGCTAAGGGTGGTGGCGGTGTAAAGGGCTATGATGATACGGTCATGGCTATGGCCCAGGCACTAACCTGTCACCAGTTTGAAGCACCAATGGAGGTTTATACTGGTATGAGTGAGATGATGGCTAGGAATGATGTAACGGATGGGGTGGTTGATAAAGCCCCCTGGGAAGATTGGTAGACTGATGGCAGTGTATGAGTTTAAATGTGATGGTTGTGGACGGTTCTTTTCTTGGGAGGCGTCGATTGATGCGTATGAATTGATTCGTGACCAGCCTGTTAGGGATATTGAGTGCAGCGAGAATGGTGTGTTTAGACGTACGTATACCGGGTTCAGTTTCACCATGCCCTTAGCGGACGGTTTCTCCCCCGCGACCGGCACCTACGTCAGCGGCAACCGCAACCTTAAGGAACAGTTTAAAATCGCCTCGGAACAAGCAACAGAGCGTACAGGTATCCCACATAATTTCCAGCCGGTTGATATGCGTGATACTGAAACTTTGGGGATTACTGAAGAGGGGCTTGCGGATGACAACCGGACCAGGCATGATAGGGGTGAGCCTGTGGTGACCGCTCCTGGCCTAGACGTTTAAGATTGGTATGCGCATATGACCGGAATGATTGCTACTCCACCGCAGATGCCTGACGCTCGTGCAGAAGCTGGAATGGGCGAAGATGATCCAGCCGCGACTCCACCACCGTTAGATAAACTGCCACAGCTTTCCCCCGCAGTTGAGCTTTCCATGGTGCAACATGTGCGCGAGTTGTTCTACCGCGCACGGGATCAAAAGCGGCCGATTGTTCAGCAGTGGCGTAAAAACTACAACGTTCTTAACATCTCGGTTAATGCGCGCCGGCCAGGTTGGGAACCCGCGCCAGAAGTGCCCGAAATCTGGCCCATCATTGATGCCATTGTTGCATGGATCACCGATGAAGAACCAACCTTTGATGCCGCGCCAGTAGTTGACCCACTTAACCCATACTACGACACGTTAATCGGGCTGGCTCAGGATTTGAAGTCAACGATGCGCGCTGGATGGCACGTTAACAAAACCGATGCCGAAGTTGAAAAGGTTGTTTGGGATGCACTGACTTACAATATCGGGTACTTTAAAACGGTATGGGATGGAAGTCTGTATCGTGGATATGGTGATGCTACTATTAAGCGGCTTGATCCGTGGAAGGCTTATCCTGACCCTGATGCAGCTACAATGGAAGAAATCAACTATTTCATTGAGGCTAGCACTATTTCCAAGCAGGAATTAGAGCGTCGATTCCCTGGCGCATTAGCGAGAATGAACGGTGACGGATGGCAGGAAGATATCGACACCGCGCCGAACATGCTCAGCCAAGACGCGTCCTCAATGCCACGCGCAAATTCGGCCGCAATCTCTCCCGCCACAACCCCACGGTACGGACTCCCTGGACAGGACGGCAGATTAAGCGTCAGCGACGATCCCGGCGTAACAGTATTTGAGGCCTGGTTAAGAACCCCCAAGCAAAACTGGGACGGGAACTGGTACGATTCCTGGAAATGCGTTGTCATGGCAAGCGACCGCATTCTTATGGACATGTGGGCCGAAGATATGTGGGAACATGGGCAGCATCCGTACGAGAGGTACGTCGCGATTGAATCAGGTGAGTTTTATGGTGTTGCCATGGTTCAAATGCTCGGTGGGATGCAGCGTTCGATTAACAAGGTTTTGGCCGCTGTAGAGCAGAACATTCAATTAATCGGCAATCCAGTTTTGATGGAAGATACCCGTGCTGGATTATCACGCACCGCAGTAACCAACAAGCCCGGTACGCGGTTACAAAAAAACAGTGGTGGTGAAGCTAGCTGGATGGAACCCCCCACCCCATACCCCAACATGGCAACTGAACTAGTTAAATTCTACATCGACCAAATGGAGCGAATCAGTGGATTGTCGGCCGTTGTTCGCGGGGCTAGTCCTAGCGGACGAAATGCACAAGGGGTTATTGACTCCGTTCAGGAAGCAGCATTTGTACGGATCAGAAAAGCATTACGAAATCTTTCTTACAGCATTGGAGCTAGCGGAGAAAAACTCGCTTCACTTATTGTGGAGTTCTACACAGAACCGCGTGTAATTAGCATCATCGGTCCTGATGGGGAAAAATTAACGCAATTCCTTAAGCAGAACCATTTTTACCTCCCCACATCAAACGGCCCGGCACCAATGCGGTTCCAGATTCTTATTGACTCTGGCGCAAACCAGTCCATGAGTCGGGACCAACGCGAATCAACCGCTAAAGAACTGTTCGCGCTGGGTGCTATTGATGATGAGGCATTACTGTCGTCAATGAAGTACCCTGAATGGGCGCAGATTGTTCAGCGGAACAGGGAACTTAAAGCACAGCAAGGTACGTTAGGCCAACCCCCAACACAGAGAGCAGCAGCTAGACGATGACAGATTTAGGTAGTCCTGTTATTCATAGTCAGATTTGGGAGCATCGCCCACCCCAGGATGCGTTACTTCTTCTCCACAGCGGTATGATTGATGCAATCGTGTGGGATGCGACACCTGAAATCCGAACCCGAAACATGCGATACTGTCCCAATAAGAACACTATTTATGTAGCCAAGTCATACCCTAAGGAGTTAACCAATGCCTGACATTCCCCTTCCCCCCGGTTTCTCATCTGCCGGTGACGCTAAGGTGTCCCGTATTTCTGACCAGCAATTCTCTGACCGGAATTACAAGTGCGAAGATGATATGGGCAGTGAGGATTGGGTGCCCGGTTACCCGCCCCCAACCGAACCCTGAAACCAACCCGACCACTTTCGGACTAAATAAACCACTTTCAGACTATTTACACCGCTTTAAAAGCGCCCTACCCTCGCCGGTAGGGCGCTTTTCGCGTTCATGCCCCGATAAAAGGAACGTTATGCCTAAGGACTCGATTAACTCCAAGACTGGTAATGCCAAGATTGTGAAGGTGGGTCAGACTGCCTCTAACAAGTATGGCTCGAATGAAAAGGCGCAGGTTAAGGGCGGACACACTTCCCGCGACCTGTCCATTAAGTAAAGCTAAGGATAAACACCCATCATGCCAGGTACCCGTCAGTCGAACACGTTCGGCGAAATGCTTCAGAAGCTTATCAAGGACATTGCTATCATGCAAACTGCCCCTGATGCTGATGTGCCCTGGTGTATGGCGATTCAGGAAGAGTGCGTTAACAAGATGCGGAGTGGGGTCGAGGGATTAGAAGCTTCAGGTGCGAGTGCTGTGCCTGGTGATCCCGGTTTAGGTGCCGCCATTGGTATGCAGGGCGCTATGGGTGGCGGACCTATGGGTGGTGTTGATCCAGCGATGATGGGTGCTGGTGGTCCTGGTGAAGGTGCAATGCCCCCTGGTGGTCCGGCGCCTGCTAATGGTGTTGGCAGTGGAGTGCCTGGTGTTAATTCGATGCCGGGTGATACTGGTGGAATGTCGGCTGAATTACAGCGCATTCTTGGACAAGGATAAAAGGACCCGATATGTCTAATGTTATTCGTAGTGACGGTGCTGGTGGGGTTGAATCGATTGATGATGCGCCGGTTGACCCTATTTCTCAGCAGGCCGCGGCAGATGCTTCAATCCCGAACACCACTGTTGAAATTGGTGGCGGTGAGGTTGATTTAACTGATCTTGAAGATGATCGGTTTAGCGCCATTGTTCGTGAATACATGGAAGCTAATCCTGATGGGCCGAATGGGACTCCTGGCGCGACCACCACTGTTCCTGCCGATGGTGCGGTTGCGACGGGTGAAAATGGTGCTGGGGGGGAAGCTGGGGATATCGGCCCTGACGGAACCCCCGGCGCCGCCACTTCTACTACTACCACGGAAGGTGATTTGAATGGAACCGTTGACTCTAGTGCTGGTGATGCTGGTAGTGGTGGTGCTGGCCCTGATTCTAACCAGGCGGGTTTAGACGCTCTAGTTGCCAAGTATGGCGTTACACCTGCCGAGGCAGAGAACATTATTTCGACGGTGGCGGGTTGGGATGCCGAGACGCTTGCGCGTGTAAATGCAGCAGTGTCCAATCCCCCTGCCCCTAATGCCGCGGCATCCGGCTTCGGCTCACCGGGGGTTGTAGCTCCTGATGCAACTCCCGGCAGTGTTTATCAAGCGCCCATGTACCAGCAGGGTATTCCGGCACAGGGTACTTCAACCCCCGCCACTCCCCCTGTTCCCAATCTTGACAACTTGGTTGAGTTCGCTCCCGGTTTAAAGGAATGGGTTGAGTCTACACAGACGCAGATTTTAACTCAGCAGCAGCAGTTAGCGGCTTATCAGGCTCAGGTTGCTCAGACCGCGCAGATTGAGCAGCAGAACGCTGATCGGATTAACCGTGAGCAAATGTCTCAGGCGCATGAAGAGTTCAAGGCTAAGTACAGCCATCTCTCTCCGGCTGATTTAGCTGCGGTTGAGCAGCGCGCTATCCAGATGCAAACGATGCCGAATTTCATGCGGCAGTACGGTCATGCTGGACAGGCTTTTACCGCATCCATGGAAACTGCTATGTGGTCTGATCCTAATATTCGCAATCAGGCGATTCAGGCTCAGGCTGCCGAGCAGCTTGCACTTTCCCAGCGCGTTGAAACCCGTCGGCAGGCTGCGGGTTCGCTTTCTAATTCTAATGGTTCTGTGTCGCGGACTCCCCCTGCCCAGGACCCTAAGACGATGACGCCGGAACAGCGCAATGCAGCAATGATTGCTGAAGTCGCTTCTTCTATCGCTAATCGTTAATCGTTAACCCCAATCTACACATACCCCCAAGTTAAATAGGAGCCATCAATGCCTACTGCAATCGGCACTAATGATATTACGTCGCTTGCGCGGCGCTGGATCATGCCGGAAATCACGGATAACATTTACGGGTCTAACCCGGTGTTCTTCCGTCTTTCCAAGGCAAATAAGATCATGCCTCAGGGTGGTACTCAGCTTGAGATTCCGCTCATGTACAAGAAGGCCACTTCCGGTGGTCCGTACCGTGGCTATGACCTTCTGAATGTTTCCCCCGTTGACACTGTGAAGAATGCAGTGTGGGATTGGAAGCAGCAGCATGAGCCTGTTACTGTTGATGGGTTGACCTTAATCAAGGTTGATTCCCCTGAAGCCATTGTGAACTGGATTAAGTTCAAGTTCGCTCAGGCTGATATGCAGATCGCTGACAACCTTGGTGTTGGTCTTTGGTCTGATGGCACGAACGTCAAGCAGATTGACGGCCTTGATGCCGCGGTTGACGATGGCACGGTTGCTGCCACTTATGGTGGTATCACCCGTTCGTCTAACACCTGGTGGAAGTCAGTCAATGACGTTTCCACTACCGCGATGACCCTTGCGTCGATGAACAGCGTTATGGGTCAGGCTTCTAAGGGTGGTAAGCACTCGTCGCTTATCGTCTCGCGCCGTATGCAGTACAACCGTTATTGGGGCCTGGTTCAGTCGGCTCAGCATTTCGAGGTTGCCGCTGGTGGACATGATGAGCAGCTTGCTTCGGCTGGCTTCACTAACGTCCTGTTTAACAACGTGCCTTGGGTTGTGGATGATAACGTGCCGGATGGTACGAACTCGTCTAACAGCAAAATCTTCTTCCTGAACGAAGATTTCATTTACTGGGCTGTTTCACCCCGCGCTGATTTCTACCTTCAGCCTTTCCAGACTCCTGTTAACCAGGATGCTATGGTTTCTCAGATGCTTTGGGCTGGTAACCTCATGCTCAGCAACTGTGCGACTCAGGCCAAAATGTCCGCTATCGTTGGCGTGTAAGGCTAACTCAAACTAAAAAGGAGCCAACATGGCTGATAAGACTATTACTAATCCAAATGGCGCACAGGGCTATACTGATCTTCAGACGACCCTGTTTAGTGTTTGCGCTCCGGTGCTGGCTTCGGCTACTGTTCCGGCTAAGCGTGTTGTGGCATTCGGTACTGATGGTTCGGTTTCGACTGCGCTTACCAACGGTACTGCTTCCCTCAACCTTGGTATTGTGGTTAACGCTATTGCCTCGGGTTCCACTGGTCAGGCTGTGGTGCTTGGCATCGCGGAAGATATTCCGTGTGCTGGCGCTGTCGCCGCTGGTGATTTACTCAAGGCCAGTGCCACTACGGCTGGTTATGTGTCCGCGACGGCTACCCCTGCCGCTGGCGAGGTTATTGGGGTTGCGCTTGCCGCTTCTTCCAGCAATACTGCTGACGTGTGGGTCACGCCTGGTAAGGGCCTGTCCTAGTCCACATTTAATCATCTAGCTCCGACCGGATGCCGCGCTAGAACTATTGAAATTGGAAAGGTTGGTCCCGATATGACCACAACGTTTTGTGTAGGTAATGTCAATCCCGGTGAGGTTCGTGCAGAGTTTATGCATGGTATGATGGACCTTGCTCAGAACCCCACGGTAGGTGAATGCGAATTCCAGGGGTTCTTTACTAAGTCACCTTCCGGTCCATACTTAGATGTGGCTCGGAATTTTGTCGTTGAACGCTTTTTGCAAACCGATGCTGATGTGTTGCTGTTTATTGACAGTGACATTGAATTCAGCCGGGAGAGTGTTGAACGAATTGTGGGCAGGGCACATCCTGATATTGTAAATGGTGGGTATTACGTTAGTGCTTTTCCTGGCAAGGGTATCCGCCCTGTGGCGTTTGATTGGGATGAGAATAACGTCCTTCAGCCGATTGTCATGCCTGATCCTGGATTAAAGTTTGAAGATGTGGATGTGGTAGGTACGGGTTTCATGGCTATCCACCGCGACACCTTACAAGCCATGCTCCCGATCTACGGCTATCCTTCCCCATGGTTTGCAGAAGAAGTTATGCATGGTTCAGCCATGGGTGAAGATGTTACCTTCTGCCAACGTGTAATCCATGGTTTAGGCCGTGACGTTGTAATCGATTTTCGTGCCCCTGTGAACCATATCAAACCGATCAAATTAACCCCTAGTACAAGGATTTATTAACATGCCGTCCAATACCGATTTCGCAACTTCCCCCACGTACCAGCGTGGTGTCCGTATCAAGAACGTTGGTGATACTGATTACACTGATTCATACGACGGTGTGAAGTTCACTATCGCCGCTGGTTCCGATCAGTTTGTGCCGTTCGATGCTGCCGCGCTTTGGCTTGGTGATCCTCGCCTGTACGATACTGGCCCTGGTGCCAATCATCGCACGGATGAGTACACCCGTATCGCCTTCCGCATGGGTTGTGTTGAAGCCGATATGGATGAGTTTGAGCAGAACAAGCCGCAGCTTGAGGTTTGGGCACCTGACGGCAACACGCGCTACATGATGGTTGCGGATGATCCGTTTGGCCCTGGTCAGAACATCTTTGAATCCGACACGCAGGATATGTCTGATCCTGAGGTTCGTATCCGTCTGCTTGAAGAGCGTTTGCGTGAGCTTGAGGCTAAGGCCGGTTCTGATCCTAGCCCGATTGATGATACTCTTGCTGAATTGGGTATCGGTTCGGATGGGCCGAAGGGCGAGGCTAAGACTGGTGCTGGTAGCTCGGGCGTGAAGGCCAAGGGGGCCGGCGGATTGCCCCCTGCCGATGAGCCGAATATTCCCAAGGGCAACCAGTAGGGATTATTAAATGTGGGAGGATGGGGTAGACCTGACGCAGAGATTTACCTCATCCTCCCCGATCCCTAACCCGCGCACATGGTCTGCATACAGGTCCATTACTGAAAAACTGATGGAGCTTTATTCTGAGTTAGGCCAGTCGGAAAACGCGGAACTAGACCAGCGGGTTAAATCCTACGCCGCGTCAATGGAGACTAGTGTTTCAGCTAAGGAAAAAGAGGGGGACATTCATACCCTTGACCACAAGCTAGATATCATTAACATCAAGGCTGATATACGTATCAAAGAAGCCTTACGAGATTTACTTTTAACCGCACTCCAACACGGAGTAGAAATCGTTTAAGATCGGTTCAATATGCCCAGTGACGAAAACCTGCAATATATTGAACTATCCGATTTCAGTCAAGGTATCTCACAGGGGTACCACAGCCTCTCCAATGACGAAACACTGCCTGATGGTTTTGCTCAGGATGATGAGACTTACGGTTGCTTTGCTTTACCTCAAGGTGGATTAGGGCCATTACCGCGCATCACCTTCTCACGCGAAGGTGGCGACCCCAACACGGGTGAACCTAATCAGAAGTGGCCCACGGTCGCTGATGGTTACCCGGCAAACTACGATCAACGCATTGCTATTCTCGACGCGATGATCCAGTCGCCGGTTATCTACTCCCCGCCTTTAACCGACCCTAACGATATCGACTTCCCCTCGGTAGACCTGTTCACTGTTCGGCAATGGTACATGGTCACGACTGATGACACCAAAGTCGATATGTTCTACAGGTTCCGGGCGCATCCCATTTACTCGGGTGTAACCACGGGCGCGTTTGCGAATAAAGACATTCATGCATTAGCGGCCGATGCATCATGGAACCCTGACCCGTCACGCTGGCTTTATGGCTGGGGTGGGATCATGATGACCCGAACCCAACCCAACACCGAAGATTTCGAACCATCAGTGTACGATACGGGTCCGCCTGTTGTGGTTGCCGGTATGGGTGGCATGATCGAACTTGGTGGAGTCAACGACGGCGACCCTGAAGGTGTCGAATTAGCCGGGTACTTTTCCTGGCCTGACGTGCATGAAACGAACGGCACGCCACCTATCGCTAAGGTGCAAGACAGGACGTGGCCTTTAAATCCAGTATTCGGTGCTGCACTGCCAGGAATGGTGTTCGGACACCAGGGCCGCGTTATGGCAATCGGTAGGCAGAGTGCGTATAAATACGGCCGGTTACTTGCATATCACGGCGATGAAGATGGGGTCGCGGCAACCACCGAATTAGTTTACTATTGGCCCGTGAATGACATCTACAACAGTGATGTGAGGGTAGCAACTGCCGCTGAAGAACACACGTCAGGTTATGGGTCATGGCATTCGGTCAATGCCAATTCACTGCTTCTTATCAAGAACACTGGTGGGGCTGTACTCATCAATGGCGACGTGAACGGACCACAGGTCACGCGCTTGCCCGGTGTGCCTTCTATTGGTGGGCTGGCGAACCGTGGCACGGTAACGGACAAGGGGTATGCGTATGGCTCAAGCAGTGGTGTATGGATGTGGGGTGGTTCAGATACCGCTGTGTGTCTATCCCCTAATCTCGACCCAGACTTTTGGTTACCCGATGACCCAACCATTTCCCGGCGTCAACTTGGACAGCTTAACGGAAGCTTCGGGTTTAGGTACCCGTTCATTTTCGCCCCCAACAACTGGATCTGCGACCTAAGAACTGGGGGATGGTTCAGGTACCACCCAACCCCAACACAAGACCCTGTAAATGGCCTCATCTTTGCATTCAATGAGGTTGACTATCAGGGCCGGCTTTGGGCAGTAACAGCATCCTACAAACTGGACACTATTTTCTACGTCATGTTCGATACTGATACCCCAGTATCGTACTATACTTGGAAATCACAGCCTATTGTTAAAACCAGATCACGCGTGTTGAAGTTCAGGGAATTGCAGTTAGTTGCATCAGGCGAAGGTCGGGTGACTATCACTATTACTGGACTGGATGAAAACCCTCCCCAAACCGAAACATTTGACCTGACCAGCAACAAAATCTCCACGTTCACCAAGGGTATTGGTGTGCAGGCCAAAGACGTAACGATTAAAATTGAGGCTGAGGCAACGGACCCGGCTAACCCTGCACCAAACGTGCTGCGTGTAAGTTTAGGATACCTGCCCAACCAGCAGATGAACGATCGGCGCGGACGGTAACAATGCCCTGGTTGAACGAGGATACTGTTTATCCGGCATCAACCGGACAAGCTGGCGGAAACGCCGGATTCCTACAGCTACCTTTTCCCAACGCGTCTACCATTGAACAACTCACCGCGAACTTTCAAGAGTTACAGCGTTGGGCGAACAATCAGCCAAAACATCAACGGCAAATCGACAGTATCCTAACCGGCGCTGAAGTACCTGGCGACGGAACACGAACCTTTATCGGGACAGCGCATTTAGACTCAGGCCAGACGTACCTTTTCGGTGCCAACTCCTACGATGTGGCATTTACCAGCCTTATCTTTTACTCTGATCCCCTTCCGTACGGTTACGGCAATCCGGGTATTAGGAAGTGGGTTGCTAAAGGTGGCGGGATCATTCCCGTTCGGTTCTTTGTGGAATGTGTAACCGTGTCTGGCGATCCGTACGGGATTATCAATGAGGTTAGTTTCACTCCCCGCGATGGCGATATTCCAGGCCAAACATTAACCCCATTAGAGAACGTGGTTAGTGTTGTTGGGCCGTAAATTTACCCCTTGTTTTCCACCTTTCCTGATGTAGAGTAGGCACCATGGCAACAACCCTTTTGCAAGCTAGAACTGCGGTTCGTGAGAGGCTTGATGAATCATCAGCGCGTCAGTGGAAAGACACGATGCTGAACCGCTGGATTTACGAGGGGATGCAGGATGTTGCGCGTAAAACTGAGGTGTTGCAGGCTGAGGTAGATATCGAATGTGAGGCTTCTGCACAGCGAGTTGATGCACCTGAGAACATGCTTAGGTTATATCGGGTTGTGTGGAAGAACGACAGCGACACAACGCAACAGGCTATCCCGTACAAGGCATTTAATAACGCTGATGCTGTGTGGTGGACCAGCCAGGCTATTACTGAAGGTATCCCTGCCATGTATACGATGTGGGGTGTGCCCGGTTCGGTGAAGATCATTCTTTACCCTACCCCTGCCGAAGATGGTACACTGTCCCTCCAATACTACCGCCTGCCCATTAAGCCCGGTGTTGATTCAGACACGTTGGACCTGCCGATGGGGTGGGAAGATTTAGTTTATTCTTGGGCCGAGATGCGTGCTTTGAAGCAGGATCGTGACCCGCGCTGGCAGGAATCTAAGGCCGAATATGATGAGCAGCTTGGTGCCATGTTTGATCTAACGCGACATTACACTGACCAGCAGGGCCAGGAAATCCAGCCTGAAGGTTACGGTGGTTTACCGGCTTGGTTAACGATGGGTGGTGATTGGTAATGAGTTTAACTGGTGGTGGTAACATGTTTGGTGGCGGTGGGTCGAGTAGTGGTGGCCGCACGTTGCAGAACAATAAGTCTGGCGGTAATGGCGCGGCTGGTCTTGCTGTCAATATTGGGTCGAAGATCATTAACGGTCAGGACCCTACGGGTGGGTTTCAGAACACCTTTGATCTTTACAAAGCGTTTAATGCTCCAACTATGGAAGGGTTTCAGAACCAAAAAAACTACATTGATTTTCAACTTGGTGCTTCAGGTGCTGGGTATAATAATGCTATTGCCGGTTTACAGGGCCAGTACAACGCTCAGCAGGGCCAGAACCAACTTGCCATTCAGTCCATCGGTGTGGATCAGAATGCCATTCCGCGTCAGAAGGATTATTACGATCAACTGTTTGGTGTTGATCGTGAAAAGTATGCCAACAATATGGGGTATCAGGGTCAGCTTAAGGGTTTCAGTACCCGTGATTACGCCAGCGTTGTTGATCAGTTAGCGAACCAAGCGAATCAGATCAATTACACTGCGGATAAGAATATCCGGCAGGTTGGGTCTGAGGCTACGTCTATGGGTAGTTTTACTAGTCAGGGGACGAAGCAGGGTGTGGCGGATGTTAATGCCGATCGTGGTTTCGGGTTAGAGGCAAACAAGCAGCAGGGTATTCAGGCTAAGACTGGTTATGAACGTGACCAGGCTGGTATCACGAATACCATGAACAACCTGACTTCTGATCTTAAGGCTGCGGGTTTGACTCATGATGAGCAGATTGCGCGGCTTAGTGATCGTCAGGCTCAGCTTGGCATCCAGGCTCAACAGTTGGGTTTGAAGGGTGAAGAATTATCCTCGGCGTTGAGTGCAGGGTTAGGTAAGCTTGGCATTGACCAGGCTTTGAATGTTGGTCAGTTGATGGATGCCATGAATAGCGTTAAAACGCAGGAACGTCAATTAGCAATGGACATTATTCGTAAAGCGTTAGGTATGTGATATGGGAATGTTTGATGCGTTTGGTGAGCAGGCACGGTTAGGTCAAGAGAGTCCTTTGCAGACGATTCCTGTGGTGCCAACCCTGCCGACTTATATGACTCCGCAGAATCCGACCACGACGACTACTACCGCCGCGCCCGCTAAGCCTATTGTGCGCGAGAGTGGGAATAAGGTTGGTAAGTTTGATGCTGATGTGGTGAAGGCGTTCACGGCTCAACTTGCAACTCAGGCTAAGGGCGCGCAGAACATCGCTCAATCTGCCACTCCTACTTCTTTAGATCAGGTGTTGAACCCGAGTCGTGAGGATTATATCACGAATACGAAGAAGTCTAATGTGGAGAAGTTGTCGGGTGGTGAGGGGATTCTCGGTACGAAGTGGAAAGAATCGTGGACCCCTGAAGGTAAGTCTGCGTATCTGAATGCGAAGATTAACCGGATCAGTCAGATTGCTCAACTCGCTGGTGCCGATGAGAATGCCCTGAGTGGGATTCAGCAGCAGGCTAAATATGCGCTGTCTCAGGTGCCACAGACTGGCGATGATGAGGCTGATTTAACCGCGGCTGAAGGTGTGTTGAGTCAGTTGGAAGCGCAGTACGCGCAGGGTGCGATTGAGACTGCCGCTAATGGTGGTGAACCTGTCGCGGCTGCGGAAGATATTCCTGGCACCTACACCCCTGATGAGCAGGCCGCTATTCAGGTTGCGATTGGTCAGTTTATGCAGCCTTATGCTGATCAGGCGGTGTTAACTGGGCAGAATGCAGCTAATATTCTCAATAGTACCGCGTCGTCTATTCAGGACCCGGCTTATCGTGCGGTGGTTCAGCAGCAGGCGGCTTTAGCTCAGCAGTCTGGCGCGAATACTGGTTTGAGTATTATGAAGCAGGCTGGTGTGTTGCCCGCCATTCAGGCTTTGGAGAATCAGCGTCAGCAGGCCGCGCAGATTCAATCCCTACAGAATCAACTGTTGCAGCAGCAGTCACAGCAGACTGGTACGCAGGATTTCGGCGCGTTGTTAGCTCAGGCTGGATTGGGGCAGTAGTAAATGTCGATGGCTGATGCGTTGGAACCAACTTCACCTAGCACTGATTCCCTCGCGTCTTTACTCGCGCCTTCTGTTCCTGAGGTTCCGTCTCAGTACATGCCATCTTTGCCCATCTTATCTAAGTCATCGGGCACGGTACAGCCAACTTCTGACGCGGCAATTGTATCCCAACCCATCCCTCAAACCACGGGTCTTGACACCACGGCAATCATCCCGAATCTTCCCGATGCACAAAAAGCATTTGTTACTAAGTATAACCGCATCGCACCATCTCTCGGCAAACTCCCTGAGGATGTTAAGTCAGGTTTGGTGAAGATTGACCTGAACCGGGTGAACAAGGGCCAGGCGCCGTTAACCGATAAGGAAACCCTTGCAGCGATTCTTACCGTTATGCAGAAACAGGCGATTACGAAATCGGCTGAGTCTGATGGTATTGTCGATAAAATCCTGGACATTCCTGGTAGTGCAATTGAAGATGTAGGGACGATCGCTAAGTCCATTCCGCACTTACCCGGCGCGCTGTTAAAAGAGGCTCAGTCTTTACCCAATGCTGGTGCTGAATATCAGGCCGCGTTAGAAGAAACCGGCAACCCAATCAGCGCTTTAGCTAATACTCCTGGCATTCGTATGCTGCCTGGTGCGTTCGTTGTGGGGAATGTGGCGCAAGGTGAAGAGGGGTTGAAGAATATCCTCGATCACCCCACCATGGCCGCGCTCGATATTCTCCCTTACGCCGGGAAATTAGCTAAGGGCAGCACGGTAGGGCGTATTGCCGCGGAAGAGGCTGGGGCGGCTGCGGGGGACGCTGCGCGGGCCAAGGCGCTGGGTATGGGTGTGGATGCTGCGGAGGCTGATCGGATTGCGTCGGCTGCCAGTGTTAAATCCGCCAGTTTAAACAAGCCCATGTCTGCACTGTTGACTAAGCGCTTGCTCCCTGAAGGTCAGATCGACCCTATCACTGGTTCTCGCTTAACCGCGAATAAGGTCGGGCTGGGGTTGGAAAACCTTTCGCGCAGGTCTGCGGTTAAAGGCCTAGTTGATGCTTTTGCGCCTAGTGGTCGGGAATTAGCCTCAGTCCATAGTATCGGTAACCAGTCTCTTAATGATATTCGTACGGGTGTTGTTGATGTTGAGGGGATTGATAAGACTGCGCGCAGTACGTTTGAGTTGCGGACTGAGCGTGCTTCTAATGAGTTCGGCATTGATTCTCAGACTATGGTTGATCTGACCAAAGCGTATGAGTTGGATCGAAACGTTATTGACACTTTGCCTGAAAACCAGGCCAGCTTTTTACGTGAAGTTGATGATCTGTATAAGCAGGTTCAGGACGACCATATTGCTAATGATAATGTCATGCAGCTTGGTGGTGAGATTTATGACGTGCAGGCTGGGAAGCGGATTCAGTCAACGGTAAATCGGTTCAACAAAGCACAGGATAAGTTTGTTAACGGTGATACTCAAACTGCGGGTATGGCGTTAAAGGTTCAGAATGCTATTGAGGCTGAGATTAACCAGCTTCGCGGGATGGCTACTGATGCTCAGACTGTTGGTAAGCGTGGCAGTCGCATGAACCAACGCTTTATCGACAATGCCACATCAAAATTGCTTGAACTTCAGCGCACGTTAGATGAGGCGGCTAGTCCCGATTTTGATATGACGTGGACTGAGGCGAACAAGAAGCTCGCTGCATACAATCAGGCCAGGACTAGCATTGGTGCGCCTGGTCAGATTGGTGAACGTGCAGGGGTTAAGGCAACTACCCGCGTTGGGTTGATGGGCAACCTTACTCGTGACGTTCGTAAGCTCGCCTTAATGGAGAAGAACGTCAAAGCCCTAGAGTCTTTTGCGCCGTCGCGTTGGCATCCGCGTATCATGGCTGAGGCTGAATCTCGCGCTCAGGATCTTTTAATCCAGCATGGTGTTGATCCGGCTGCGGCTTCTGAAGCTGTCCTTATGCGGAACTTCGACCTTATTCCTGAGTTCAATCAGAAGTACATGGCTAAGACGGTTCGTGAGGTTGAGTCTACTTGGAAGGAAATGCGGGATGCTGGGCATGATCCCGGTTGGGTGCATCGTGTCTCTCCTGGTCGTGAGGGTGGGGTTATTGCACCTACTACGCGGCAGTCTCTTCAGGGTCCTACTGCGGCTAAGGTTCGTTCCCTTAACGATCCCACATCCTACTACCGTGATATCACGGTTGGATTAGATCATGCTGCGACTGAGATTATTCGTCGTCGTGTTGATGAGCAGGTGTTGTCAACTTATGGGGAAATGTTTGGTGTTCCTGAGCAGCAGTTAATCAATAAGTACCTGCCTTTGGCTCAGGAGGAAGCGTTAAAGAACCCGATTCTTGACGTTAAGGGCCATATGCAGAAGTTGATCCAGCGCGACTTTGGCAGGTGGAACCCTGAGCAGTATGGGTTCAACCCGGTTAAGAATCTCGGTAAGAACCCTGACGCGTTGTACATGCCGAAGTCTGTGTTACGGAACATTGACCGGCTTTACAACCCTGCCGATAATGCTTTTCTTCGCACGATGGACCCTGTTACCGGGCTGTTCCGTGTGTCAGTCCTCGCGCTCTCTCCACGTTGGCATTTATACAACATTGTCGGTAATGCTATGATGTTGATGGCTGGTGAGGGGCCTGGCGCGTTTCGGCATTGGGGTGAAGCGCGTCGGTTGATTAAGGACATTAAGGAAGGTGGCGCTCCTGTTCCTGATGAGTTGCGTTTCGGCATGAACGTCGGTGCTAAGGAACTTGCTCACGATATGCAGTCTTTGCATTCCGGGCGTGAGCAGTCTGCATTGTGGAACAAGATTCAGGAATCCAAGGCTGCCAAGGGTGGTAAGTGGCTGGTTAATAAATCCTATGACCTGAACGCGTTTTTCGATGATACAACGAAAACCATGGCGTACCTGAATGGTGAAAAGCGCGCGTTGGGTGCGGGCTATACGGAGAACGCGGCGAAGGTTGTTGGCTTAGAGTCGGCGCGTAAAGTCTCCCAGTTCTGGAATGAGCTTACCCCTATTGAGCGGAACGTTATTCGGCGCGTGTTTCCGTTCTATTCTTGGACTAGCAAGATTCTGAAGTTCACGGCTCAGTATCCGATGGATCATCCTGTTCGTGCCGCGATTATTGCTAACTTGGCTGAAGCTGAGTTGGAGGATCAGGGCGACGGTCTGCCGAAAAATTGGATGGACTCGATTGGGGTTGGTGGGGTTGATGCACAGGGCAACCAAACCCGCGTCAGTCTTTCTGGCCTGAACCCGTTCAGTGACGTTGCCAACCTTTTAACCCTTAAGGGTTTTATCGGCGGTGTGAACCCGGTTATCGCTACCGGGTTGCAACAATTAGGCCTTGAGAATGGTGGATCGGCCGCTTTCGGCAACATGACGTATGATAAGGATACGGGTAAGTTGGTCCCGCGCCGGCCGGGTATCGCGGAATCTCTTATCGGCAATGTCATCCCTCAGATTGGTGCTGTTAATCGCACCTTAGGCAACGACCCTGAGTACAATGCACTGCTGAGAAACAACCCTGACGCGGCAAATCGTCTGTTAGTTTCTGGCCTTGGCATCCCAACTTCTATTCGTAAGGTGAATGTTCCTGAGGCGCGGATCAAGGCTGAATTGGCCCGTATGGAAGCGCAAAAGCAGGCATGGAATAAGGCTCTATCGACAGGTGATTATTCGGAGGCCGCGAAGTATCCCGCGCTTCGCGATAACCTGGATTTATTGAAAAAGTTGCGTGACTCGGGCGCCCTTACCCAGTACAATCCACAGACAGGTGGTCAGGGTGGCTTGCCTGGACTGGTTGACGCGTTGGCCGCGTCTACCCCTAAAGCCCCTTGGCCTACCTAACATAAATCTACCGATAACATAGGATCACATTATGGGCAAAATGGGCAGACCTTTCGCTACACATACTCGATTAGGCAGGCTGATGGTTAAGCGTGGGCTTAACTGTCAGGAGCTTGTTATGGGGTCGGGTACATATACGCGTATCCTGACTGAGATTCTTGCTGGGAGAATGCGGCCTGGGAATAACCAGCTTATGAAGATCAGTGAGTTTCTTAAGGTCCCACCTGAGTATTTGCTTGAGGATGAGTACCCTTGGACGCCGGAAAAGCGTGAAGCTCAGGCACTACGCGAAGAGGAATTAAAGGCTGAAGCTATTGCTCAGTATAAGGCTGAGCAGGTTATGCAGGAAGCCGCTAATCAGTGGCTCAACACAGGGAGTTGATAATGGATTTAGCTACGTTATTTGATCAGAAGCACCGTGCCTACTACTACCGAGTGCTGATTGCGCTTGGGCCGGTACTGGTGCTTTATGGTGTTGTGAGTGTTGAGTCTTGGCCGATTTGGCTGGCGCTTATTTCACAGGTGCTTGGTGTGACGATGGCCGCGGCTAACACCAGCACTAAGGATCAGTAATGGCGCCATATGCACCGTATGATTCCCGTGGCAGACCCAATACCCCCAAGTCTGACTCTAAGGACATTTCGCTCTTAGATGAACCTTTGCGTTCACGCGCTAATCAGATGATCCACGATTGCCCTTATCCTGGTGAGTTGGGTATCGTTTCAGGTTTACGTGATCCTGGTTCACAGTGGGATTTGCGTTTGTGGCGTGTTGGGCTGAAAAACATCTGGAATGCCGCAATTAAGGGTCATCCAACTACTGCTGTTCCTGCCCGGTATAATTTTGCTACTGGTGAGTGGGAAGGTGGGTCTAAGCACCAGGAAGGTAAGGCTGTCGATTTCGGTGGCACTGAACGTGCTATGACTTGGATGCACGCTAACCGTGAAGCTTATGGTTTAGCCAGGACGGTTCCCAGTGAGCGTTGGCATCAGGAAGCTGATCGTGTGGATACGATTACTAAGCGTCTCCACAATAATCCCACTGTTCCAATTACCCCATTCGATCAACACACTACCACTACCCCCATACCGGAGATTGATATGTCTTACACTGATGAGGATCGTGCCCGCGATGAGGAAACTCACCTTCGCGTTCAGGGCATCTATGAAGAGTATGTGCCGAGCAAGGTTCCCACTAAGGACGATCCTGAAGGTAACCGTTCGTGGCAGATTGCTAAACTTTTCTTGAAGGCTTTTCCGCAGTACGGGAAGAAGTGATTTGTGGAGATTACCTTTGCTCAGGTTATTGCCGCGGCTCTAGGTATCTTCATTGCCATCCCTGCTACCCTTGCCGCTTATTCAACGCGTAAGCAGTCTGAGGCTAAGATTTGGCAGGGGTTGTATCACGCTAAGGAAGAAGAAGGTAAGGACCGTGATCGGCGGATGGCGCGCTTGGAGGCTAAAGTGGAATTGTTTGAATCTCATTTCATGCAGCAGGTTGCTAGTGGCGTTGTTGAGGCTGTGATTCGTGCCCTTGATGATCAAGAGAGGGAGCGTTCCGGTGGTTGATGCATCCGAAGAAATTACTCTTGCTGATGTTGCGGCCGAGGCTCGTAACCTTTCACGCCGTACCCATATCAAGAACTATATCATTACTGGGCTTATCATCCTTTGCCTTGTGTGTGGTTCGGGTTGGTGGTTTACTTCCCGTGACAATACCGCAACGGAACGTAACGGTAAGGTTGCTGATTGCCGTTCCAACAAACTTGCTCAGGATTTAGATGAGTTTAAAATCATCGTTTCGGGCACGGCTACGGCTGAACAAAAAAAGCAGGCGTCAATGACCCTTGAAGAATTCGGCTCCCTGATGTCCCGATACCAGGCGTGCCAGGATTAGCCCCATACAGCACAGAACCCCACGCGGAAAGGGTACGCGTGGGGTTCTGTAGATTTAACCCCAACCTCAGGATGAGTCTCAACAGGACTACTTTCCCAGGTCAGGGCACAATTGAGTGACTAGCTCCACCCCTACACTAAAGATTGCGGCACCAAATGTCAACCACACAGAATGAGATTCCGGCACGGTACACCACCACCATCCAGCAAGGCTCACCTTGGCTGGGCGTGAAGGTGCGGATGCTCGATGAAAACGGCGACCCTTACGAGGGGGACCTAGCATTTAACGCACAGTGCAGAAACGACACCATTATCAACGGTGGCATTTTACTCGCGCAGTGCAACGTATCCACCCCTGACGCTGATGAATATGTGAAGGTGACATTAACCGGGTCACAAACCACAACTTTACCTATTGGTGAGGTTTACATTGACATTGATGCGTCCATTCCTGGCACCTCTGGCCCAAGCGTGATCATGAAAATCACCGCTATTGTTGAAGGTGAAGTTACTGTTGCTGCCGAGGTTGAGCCGTAATGCCTGATATCACATTTGAGTTTCTTGAAGGGGACATTCCTGAGTACCAGTTTCAAGTTGAGCCGCAAACCCCAACGTTTGAATTTGAGTTAGGTACGCGTGGGGCTACCGGCGCGCAAGGACCACAAGGCGAACCAGGCGAACCGGGTACACCTGGCACCACCCTCCCATCACAGACCGGCAATGCAGGTAAATTCCTCACCACTGATGGTACCGATCTTTCATGGGCTGTTAATTTAGCCGAACGTGTCGGTGCAACTATTGTTGTTGAATCGGGCGGTGAGATTGATATTGAGGCTGCCTTTACGGCGGACCCAGCGGCTACCTTCGTGGCTATTATTACTACCCCAGCGCCGGGCGCTATCTTTATCCGGCTGCCTGGCGAAGCTGTGTCCCCGCGGTTCACTTTAATCGTTTCAAGTTTGGGTGCGGGTAGTGGTGATCCTGTTTCTGATTATGCTACCTACACCTTTACGTCACCCACGGGTAGCGTAGTTGAATCCATGCCCCCTAACACATCAGAACTGGGCATTGTGTATGATTGTTTCCCGTCCCCTAGTAGATGGGGATTAACTGCTCAAAACCATCTTCTGTTACTGGGGCCATCAACTGCTACCAACAACGCGATTGCACTTTTCGACGGCACCGACGGCGAACTATTAAAAGACAGTGCCGTTGTATTATCCACTGATGGCGCGTTAACCTCTAACTCAGATAATAAGGTCCCGACAGAAAAAGCCGTTAAAACCTACGCGGACCTGATGATTCCTAAATCGACTGGCACTACCAAGGGTGACCTGTTGATTTACACTGCGTCAGGTACGGTCACGCGCAAAGGTGTCGCGGCAGAAGGTAAAACGTTAGTAGCCAATTCAAACGAAACTACCGGGTGGGGATATGCAGGTATGTCTGCACCTGTCATCTTTGAATCCGCTGCAATGTCAGCGCTCGCCCCATACATTGCAACCAATGCAGCGTTAACATCAGGCCGGATCATCTACTACAGGTTCCGTGTGCCGCGCCGAATCACCTTCGACCGCTTCTACATCAACCACGTCTCAGGCGTCTCAACCACAGGTAGTATTTACCTAGGGATCTATGCCTGTACCGCAGTTGGTGGAGGGCCAGGGACCTTAATTCATGATTTAACCAGCGGTGGAGCTATCAACCCAACCACAGCCGCAGCAATTAAATCCGTGAGTGGGACATGGGCTTTAGACCCTGACGATTACTGGTACGCGGTACTGAGCGTGTTCACTGGTACCGCACCAACCGTTGCTTTCGCTACCGTTGTTGGCTCATACATCTTCCCCGACGCAACAGGCGCAGGAAACCTCACCCCATTCCAAAACGGAGTAAGCGCCCTGCCTTCACCAACCGCGGCAGGTTACTCAGTAGGGGTTAACTCGGTTCCGGTCATGCTAGCCAGGCCCAGCTAAACCTACAGCATTCGCTCCATACCCTTAAAACGGTACTTATCGTCAAGGGTGGACTTCTTAGTAGTCTTAGGCCGTCTCTTCGGAGGCGGCTTTTGACGTTCAGCAGGATCATGGGACTGGAATGTGCGCGCCCATTGAACGCCCTCACCGGGAATCATTTCCTGCCGTTCACATAGTCCACTCGGCCAAATGTGCAGCTTAATGTGGAAATCAGACTCAGCTAAATTGAACCATGCGTCGTCACGGTAGGGCTTTTCCACCAAGTATCGTTCAAAGTCATCTTCGGAATCCATACTCTCCAACTCCCGGATTGTTTATGGTAATATAATGTTGATGATGGTAACACAGCCCAACGTACATCGCAAGGCTGAACACCAATCGCTGATAATTCAAGGTGAAGCTTTACCAGTGCCTTAGCTACAGTGGCACTATCGGCGCGCATACGGACAGTGACATGACGTTGTAGGTGGTGTAAGCCGTTTTCACTATAACCTACGATAACCACTATGCACAATCCGCGTGGCGATGCTCACCATTAGTCATCTCCGCGATCCAATCACCAGGATATGTCGGTAGGTTGCATTCATCGCAATGACCATTCTTCATAGTCTCAAACTCCCGTGCCACGCCGGGAGGGTCAAACGTTCGATCTACATTAGCCATCATCCAACCTTCTTCCGTCCAACAAACACCCATTCATGCAACATCCTAACCTCACCATTCGTTCCATGTCGATTCCTCCGCGTTCCAACCATATAAATACCATCGCTACCCGGCAACCATTCAACACCCAACCGCGCCAACGTGCCCTTATGCCACGCTGACACCTTCTGCACCTGACCCTTACGAATGTGGTCAGAGATATTCAAAATAACCCAGCCGCCAGGTTTCACCGTCCACAGGATACGTTGATACGCGCCTTGGTGGAAAGCGCGGTACTCATCGCCCCACTGCATCGCACCAGTATTACCTTCACTCAACCCCCGCCCGATGTAATGAGTGTAGGTATGTCGTCGTGAATCATCCTTTGCTACATGATGATCAGCCATACGATTACCGTAGGTTGGGGACCAAAAAGCGAAATCGAACATAGCTGGCTTGAAACCCAACATAGCCAACTTCAACACATCGCCAGTTACCGTGCCCGGTTTCTGCTCAGCCCACTCCGGTTCAAGCTCAAGGCCGATAATGTACCGCTCAGGTGACTCTAATACATCAACACCCTTTGATACCCCAGCAAAAGGATGAAAGCCAGTGCCGGTGATATTGTGTTCGGTGAAGATCGCGGACAAGGTGCGAATAACCTCATCGGAAAACTTCGCGGGATGAGGGGTTGGTTTATTCGCCACCATTCCCCCAAATCATAAACAAGACACCAAGCCCTACAAATGCATTCTGAATAGGTGAACCCTGCAACCCCATCCCAATAAATATTGCTCCAATGAACACCAAGAATTTACCCACAGTAATGCTCCTTACACCAAGCCATACCATCATCAGTATATTTCCACACGAACCCAGGACACTTCACACAATGCACAGACAACCACTCCAATGTATTCGCATTATCACCAACAATCCACTTACTCAACAGACTCACGCGATTAACAACCCGGCGCATAGTCCACCGCGAGTCATCAGGTTCCGGTAGCGGCATAACATACGCGCCCATCTCAGGCCAAATACCAACCCTCCCCGCAACCCAATCCATACTTATCGAATTATCCTCCCGCAACATGTCAACCTCAAGCTGGCTTACCTTGCGTTTCTTTTTACTCCCCTTCCTAACCCGTAGCTCCACCTGAGTTGCATCATAGAACTCACCCCTGGGCGCACCCACACAGCGCTGCCAATAGTCAATTGAACTCTGGCCCACGAGGAAAATCCAACGCGGCGTGCTGGCACGTAGGCTGGCTGAGACGTTTGGGGCGCATTTCACCTGCTGAGCCACCGACCCAACCCCATCAGCGGATTTACATTGCGTCAACCCAACCAAACTATACACTATATCCCTGTTTAACCCGGCATGAATCCACCTGATGATCGTTTGGTTCAGGTCTGATTGTAAGCCAGGGTCGGGGGTCAGGATGGTTAAGCCGGAATTAGTTAGCGGACCAGGGAGATAAGGGTTACCGGCCTTGGACAGCGCGCACTCAGTACAGCCACTGATCTGCCTATATAAATCGCGTGACGCGTAAGATGGTAAAGGTTCCAATCTTACTGGCGCAGTCAGTAAATCATGGGCGTGGAAAAACTCTGCAACATCAACCTCACCAGTCATTTCAACTTCCCCCCATCCAACATACCAACCAGCTTCTTCGCCTTAACCTTCCCAATCCCCTCAACCTCCATCAGATCATCCACTCCAACTGTCCACTCCAACGGCAACCCGTACCGGGCAACAATCCGTGTAGCTACCTCGACACCCACCCCTGGGAATCCCATTAAAATATGCCGGGCAAAGTCCGCAGAGTCCGCACTCCCCCACGAACCTGACACCTTCTCGCGCTTGATCAGCGAGTTGTGCCGTGGTTTTGCCGTCCACCGTTTGAAACTCTGCAACCATTGAATCGTCCCATCTAAATCGTCCGTATGATCAACCCACACACCCATCAACTGCGCCGTCCACTTAACACCCAGCCACTGACTAAACGTGAAAGGCACACCAAACCCGCTACCGTTGATTAACTCCCCGTCCATGCTGAAACGTGGCTTGCCTTCGATCAAGAGAACCCCAATATCTAAGGCATTCATCATAACTAGCTGTTGACCTAAACGGCCATCGGCCAGGCTGGCGATAAGGTCCCGTAGTTCCTTCCGCTGAACCCCAATCTTCTTCCCGTTCTGCACCCATGCGATATCTGCTCCCATAGTCTCAGGCCATAAATTGACACGATCGGCAATTGCTCTTAACTTTGCTGGTTCCGTTGGAGCGACAATCACTTAGTCACCCCTGGCAGCCTTAACAGTGACTGACCCTTAGCCCTGGACGCTGCAACATAACCACGTTCCAGAATTCCACAATCAGCTAGAACATTCATCAGGTTCACGTATTGAGGCCAGGTCAGTTTAGTTTCATCGAAATAAAGATGACTATGACCCGGCGTGGACGAGGGAACAACCCTACATGGCACATCAATATCCAGTGCAGGATAATGAAATCCATCATCGGCCAAGCTAGACGTTACATTGGCAGGATTTTGTTTCGTAGGGCTAAACAATTCCGAGTCATCGTAATCGCCAGACTCCAAACGCTTGTTAAACCATTGCAACCTACGCATCACACATCGTCCTTATCATAGGTCAAATCTTCCCACACTTCAACCTCTAACACATCCGGCACATTAATCCCCACAATGTACTTACCGTTATGCAAATGGCAATACACTACACGTTCACCTGATGTGTGGATTAACGGCTCGGACTCACAGCCGCATGGTAGAGCTACTTTAATTGGGATAGATGACCGCTTGATTTGGAATTGGGTCAGGGATTTACGCGTTGCCATGCTCGGCCCGTTCAGCTTGTTTCATAGCGATAAATTCTTCCCACTGCATCCACAAACCATTAACCATCCAAAAACCCCAATCACGCTCACGGCGACCAACAAGACACACAGTCATGGTGGGGGTTCGATTTAGACTCACGATACGATGCCGGTCAGTAGCCTTCATACGATGCACCGACCAGCGATTCCAAGACTGCAACCTAGACCACCTACTGAACGGGTCAGAGCCGGGTGAGTATTTAGGAATTTCTTCCTGATATCCACCCTTAACAATCAAACTTGCAAAACTCCACGGATGATCATGCAATTCCCGATCATGGTCGGGGCGAAAAATCCAATGCACATACAACCCACCAACCGGCGTTTTAACCACATACAACCGACGCATATATAGGTCATACGGGGGGTGAATGTCAGTGATATCAAACCACTGCCAGAACCCCCACTGAGACTTACCATCAGATGACTTAAGACGCTTACTCCCCATCTTTCACAACCTCCATCTTCCAACCCGCGATATCCCTCAGATAATCCTTACTGAAATCCACCACAGGCTTTTCTTCAACTTCAGCCCTACTCCGATCCTTAATGGTTGTAATGCGATACTCACCCTGCCGCGACTTAGTAAGCAGTAGAATGGTATGGGGTTGGTGCGTCAGTTTCTTCTGACCCTTAGGCTTCACACCATACGGGCCAAACAACCCTTTAATCTCATCAGCCTCACTCTTAGTTAACGTGGTCTGTTCAGCGGTGATATACAGATGACCACGAGTCTTAAACAGCGCCTTGGTTAGCAGGAAATACTGCTTGTTAATCGCCGGCCAATCCATAAACCCTTCAAACGGCTTCGCGGATTTCTTCTTATCGGCAGCCTTAGCATTACTATTAAACGCCTCAATCTCTTCCCGAACCCGCATGAAGTAATCGGCATCGTTCTCGCCATGCAGCTTGCCGATAAACCAAGACTGAACAGCATCCCATGGGCTAGTCATGGAATCAAATGCAAGCCAATCATCATACCCAACCTCAGGACCTAATTCCTGTGCGGCGGTGAGTCCATCTTCCCAATCATCAGGATCAGTTTCGCGCACAGTAACGTTCTTCAAATCAGTGAACTCGGTATCGAGAGCACGGTTATAGCTCGGGCTAACGTCATTATCAATGATGTAGAAATGCCGGTTCGGGCACTTGCGGGCAATTTGCAGAATGGAGTTAGACTTACCTACACCACCAACGCCAAACGTTAGAATACGTTCGCGGGTACGGATAGGGGTTTGGAGACTAAGAATCGGCATTGTTCAAGCTTTCTGCCACATGAGTAGCGGTATCAATCGAGTAACACATGGCATATTTATGATAAATGAACCTAGCCAGACCAGGAGCCGGATGACACTTGAGCACCCAGCATTCACCCATATCCCAACTACCAACAATGTACTTAGGCATCATTCCACCTTCTTTAGAGTAAACTTCGGGCTATCTGTTGTTCGGCTACTACTCACTGTAGGTACACCGCCAGGTGAATAAGAATGAGTCCATTCCACTTCACATTCCACGCCATCGACCGTTCCCTTAAACGTACCGCCTCGATACTCAACTTCCCCATCTTTACCATCAATCATCACACCCTTTGGTCGGTACTTATCCAGCACTGCATCAACATCAGCCTTAGCCTTAGCCTTCATAGCCTTAACGCCTTTTTCAGTATTAAGCGCTGCCTGGTAATCCTGCGCGGATTTCCTCAACACCCACATATCCTTAGCGTCAGTGATTGTAATTGCCTCAGGCTTTTCCTTATCGACCTTAATAGTCGCGCCACTGCCTTGCTTCACCGCCACCTTAGCTTCAGGGCAACGCATCAACTTTATCCGCATGGAACGGATAAAACGCGCATGGATATTGTGCCTTTCCATCGCATTCACCTAACCCTAATGCATCAATCCCATCCCTCTGCGCGGTTTCGATCATCTTACCGATCTTCATGACGCGCATCTTCAACTGTGCAAGCTTGACTGGCAGATCACTATTCCGAATGTGAACGACCTCGACCCGGCCAACATCAGGCGCCTGCCCATCGTCGCGGCGCAACTTCTCCCCAACAATAAACATGACGTCTAACCCGGTAGACATGCCATATGTTGAAACCTGCCACTCGTAATACGGAAAGGCGCAAATGCCGTGCTTGAGGAATTTGCGGAAATAGTCGGGGCCTAGAAACTTTGCCTCGACTACACAGCGACGATTATTCCGAAAATCAACAGGAGCATCAACAGGTTGCTCAAAACATTCTGCGATACCATCCCCGTGACCCCTCACCACCCAATTCAACCCCACCGGGATTTCAATGGTGAACTGCCCATCATCCATAATTCGCGTGAACTGTACGGGAAACCAACCCCAGTCCCATCGTGATAGGACTTCAAATCAGCGGGATCGAGCAACTTCCACTTTGTGTCGTGGAACGCACCTTCACAGAACCGGCGTAGAATTTCATCCTCAGCCGCAGACCCCTCATCATAACCGCGCTGAACCTTATCCGGTGCCTGTTCTTCAGGGTACTCCAACGCGGCGTAAATTAGAGACAGGTCGCAACGGTTGATTGATGATGCGCGGAAAATGAGCTTGTCAGTCTCCGTATCGCGGTAAACGTCACTTCTATGGTCTGCCATAACTCTCCTATTGTGTAAATCGACTTGGAACGACAAACACCCTGCCACATTCAAACCAGCCTCTGGAGGGGTGACTGATCATCATGTGGCAGGGTGCCTGTGGTGTGGGGGGAAATACCCCGGTTACTAACTGTTGCGTTCACCGGGGGAAGGTAGGCAGTGGGAATGATCCACCGTAATGCCCTACCTAAACTTTACCACCCGTCCCCCGAGGGGGATTATTGTGGCTATTTATCGGGTGGAAGGGTTTGGGAGCAGAGTAGGTTCCCCTACAATCACCCGCCCAAGTTCATTCAGTCCTCATCCTCATCATCGTCGTCATCCTCAACAGCCGGAGCGACGTAATCGGACTTAATCTGGCCTTCGCTCGCCTCGCCGTCAGCACCATGGTACTTGACGTACAGGCGGGAGCAACGGCGCGTCTCCTGCTCGCCATCCTCGCCGATCTGAGGCTCATTACCCTCAGCCTCAAGAACAGTCTTGCCGTCAGCGTTCACGAACAGCGGAGCGTTGAACCGGCGGGAATCGAACTCCCAGAGACCAGCGGGAATAATGCGCTCACCGGCATCAATGGCCTTCTTCGCACCCTTCGCACCACCACTCGTGCCGTACTCAGCGACAACAAGCCAAGCGCCATGAAGATCAGCGTCAGCAACGATCGGCGAAAGAAGCTCGACAAACATGTCGCCAGGCCGACCCTGACCACCAGTCCGCACAACCTTTTCGTCAGCCGGAAGCTCATCGCCAACAAAGCCAAGCTCATAAGTCGGAGCGATACGGGGACGCTTCGGCTTGGGGGTAACATCCTCGCCGTCCTTAATAACGGTTTCGGTGTCAGCGTTCAGGTCAGCAACCTCATCGGTGACCTCAGCCTCGGTATCAGTGATCGTATCTTCAAAGGTACTCATTGTATTTTCTCCTAGTTAGTGTTCCTGCCGTGCGGTCTGCCCGGTCGGTTTCGATGAGGACACCCTAAGCCCACTCCCACCAACACGTCAACCCCTAATCCGAAGATTTCTCAGATTCACTCACAGGAACCCCACTACCAGGGGAGATGGGGCCGGAACGCTCCATGTACGTCCCGACCCCACGAACCACAACCCCTAGCCCTGCTCCCTTAGAAGTCCAGCCGTTCGATCAGCGCCAGAACCTCACCACGCGCCTGCTGCACGCTCAAGGTCCGACTCTGAATTCGCTTGGCAACCTGACTACCCTGGCCTTTTTCTTCAGCCAGACGATCAGGCAGAGTGGACGGGCCGTTACCAGCAGACACCGGCGCCAGCTTTTCACGGAGCAGCTTCAGGGCATCGCCCAAAGCATCAACCTCCCCATCGAACTGGGCCAGAGCATCGGGGATCGAGACGTTCACGTTCGCCATCTCAGTCACCTCAGCCCTTCAGCGCCAGATAAACAGCCTCATCCATGACCGCGTTCTCAATCTCCGGCGTCAACTCAACACCAGCGGTACCATCAAGAACACCCATCACAAACGAATCATGGTCATCAACAGTCTTCGCGTACTGCTTCAGCTTGAACTTAACCGCAGCCTCAAACTTACCCTCCGCGGCGTTACCCGATGCAGGCTCAGACGAACCGGCAGCTTCGGCAGCGGACTGAGCCGGAACGGCAGCCTGAGCGTCCTGGCTAGCAGTAGCCGTGTTCCCATCAGCACCATTGAAACGGTCAATGATGATCTGGCTGTACTTCGACGTACCGCCTTCACCGAAATCACCTTCCTTGGTGATCCTGCTGAAATGCACGTCAAGGCCCTTCCAGACCTTTGCTTCAGTGCTAAGACCACGGGCCTTAATCACCTTCAGCAACTCAGGGATTTCACACACGGAGTCAATCAAAACCCCCATGCCCGTGCTGTTGTTGAAAGGCTTGGCCTTACCGGACTCATGGACAGCAATGGCGCCCTTCTCCTTCGGCTCCCAAGCCGAACCGCAAGTGAAGCGGATCGTATCGGTACCGTTCCCCTCGCGCCCAACCTCGGGATCAGGAGACACAACGTCCATCTTCAGAAGCAGCTTTTCACCGTTCATGTACTCCGGGTCAAACTCGAAATACGCGTTACGGATCACCGCATCGAAATCAGAGACGAATCCCGTTCCGGTCTGCCAAGAATCAAACTCATCAATTTCAGGCATTATGTTGACTTTCTGTTTTGTGGATATTGATTGTACCCTGCCGTATTGATACAACTGAGTAGGTAGTGCCCCGAGTGGGAATCGAACCCACAAACCCGATATGGGCGCCAGATTTTAAATCTAGTGCGTTTGCCTATTTCGCCATCGGGGCTAAACCTCGCTTACTCCAAATCCCTCAATCTCATGAACACAACTGCGTCGCGCCACCAACTCGGGAAGAGACGTTTGCGCTTTTTAAACACGTTAGTCCCAAATTGACTGTCCAAGATGTAAGTAACACACCAATCATCGGCACTTCTAACCCCCCGGCCAGTCATCTGCACAATGCTCCGAATAATCTGCACATCATACCACAACTGCCCACTAGCCCCATGCATTTTCTTACTCACCTGCGGATCACCTAAACTCGGTGCCGGAACCTTAGGCAGAATAACAACGCGACAGTCATCGTTTTTAAAGTCAACGCCACGATCCATACTTGGCGCGACTAGAACCGCTCCGTTGCTAGCCCGAAAGTCAACAAGACAGTTTGCCCGTTCCCACGCAGTTTTGTACGTAAGAATTCTGCGCTGCTGTCCCGTCGATCCATCACGCAATCCTGCCCGTTGCAAACCACTGACGATTTCCTTGCACAATGCATATGATACACCATGAATCAACACCCTTTCTCCGTCGTGCTTACTCTGCCCGACAACCTTTACAATACCCTCAACCATCTCGGGCCAAGCAGTATCCTTATCCTTGTACGTCATGCTCACTACCGGCACCTGATAAATAGGCCGGTTCTCAACAGGGAACGTCATAGGAACCCGAACCACACCCCACTCATCATCCTCCAAACCCAAACTCTCCGCCATAAGTTCCGGACTGATAATCGTCGCGGACATGCACAACCACTGATCACAATGATTCCACAACATGCGCTTACTATACTCAGCCACAGATACAGCCTTCAATCTAAGCGCATCATTATTGTCCCTTACCCAGTTATCGCCCGGATTATCGTCAGCATCATCACCGACACCAGACCCGTGGTTAGCAAGAACACTGTAGATATCAGAAACCAATCGAGCAGCCGTCTTGACCTTCCGCTCATGTTTAACATCCTCTCCACCAGCGATAAACAACCTACCCTGTGCCTTTAAATCAGCCAACCTCAACTCAGCCGCGGGCAACAATTCTTCCCTCACCCACGCCATAATGGTTTTATAGTGGCTTCCCTTTTTCGGCGCGACCACCTTCAACTCCCGTAGCGCCTTATCTCCCACATAGAACTCAACATAGTTCATTAGTTCTGATTCAACAACATCGCACTCATCAAGAATGCCTAGTCCACGCCCTGAAAATCTCCCAGGTCCATTAGCTTCAGTCAGTAGATACGTTGTGTTCAGTACCGCGATGTTAGACCTAAGCGCTGCATTCTTGGCGACGGTGTATTCACAGGCAGCTTTATCAGGACAGAACGCACAAGGGTCGTCCCATCCACTTGATGTACAGTCCGCTGCACTAATCTCACTTCCACCAACCTGCGTTGCATAATTGCTCCGACCCTTCAACACCGCACTGTAATCGAAATCTCTAGCGAACTGATCCTGCAACTCTTTCCCACTACACACATACATAGCGGGTTTATTCAGCACCTGCCGAACCATCTCGGCAATTAAAGTCTTACCCGACCCGGTGGGAGCATCAAGCCAAACAACTTTAACCCCAGATTTAAACAACTCAACGCACTCATTTACCGCGTCCCACTGATGCGGCCGGACCTCTTGCACCCAATCAGGCAGGTTGAAATCCATCAGGGTTAGAGCATCGGAGGGGGGAGCAGTAAAGGCCACGGAACCAACCTCACGCTCGGATGACGGTGGACCATCCTCAGATACAGGGCTTAGCTGCATCTGAACCCCCTCCGTTGCAGTGGTAGAGGTACCGAGAGAAACCTCATCCACTACATTGAGACTTTGATTAACCTTGCGCCACAATACCACAGCGAGCATGTGGCTGCAAATCTTTTTATCCCGGTATGCCTCACACACACAACGATACTTGTTAACCTGATTCGACCATGTGACGTAGTATTTTGCACGCTGGTCGCCAAGGTCACCCTTAATTTCCCATACGTTAAGCGGTTGGTCACCAGTACGGCGCGGGGTAACACAGTCAGGATTGTTCGCGAGCCTCAGCCGCGCACGATCCATTAAGCTTTCCCGTGGGATGATATCGGCATTCGTCATAGGGCTAGTTGTTCCTGTCCGGTTCAGGGTGGGCGGGCTGAGCGTCGGCGTCCGTGGGGACGGGAGTCGATGCCCAGTGGCGCAGCCGGTCGAGCACCTCGGGGTCGAGCCACTGAGGGGCCGGGAACAGCGAGACTATCGCTTTGTCCGGGTAGCGATCCCCGGCGTGCCTGGCGAAGTTGATGGCCGCGCACACCACGTTGGCTACGTCGTCGGGGTCTTGGCCGTCGTACGAGTCGGGCAGGGCCAGGCCGAGCAGGAGGGTCTTCATCGGGTCGCCTTCGGGTTGTCACGGAATCGGAGCACCGCGAGTTGGCAGGGACCGCAGCCGGGGTGGCCCGGTCCGTTGTTCGGCTCCCACAAGTGCGCGTGGATCGGGTCGGTGGCGTCCTCACCCGCATCGACCCAGGCAGCCAGATCGACCAGCAGAGGGCAGGCGTCCGGTCCGTCTCCTGTGTCGGGCAGCACGCCGACCGGGCTGGTGCAGTACCCGTAGGCGACGTGGCTGGCTCGGCACACCCACGTTTCGGGGCTGGGGGTCTGGTCGCTCACCGTTCACCAACCTTCCGCAGATGAACCCGGCACATTCCCTTACCCCTCTTACAAGCCTCACATTTAAACACCCGTTGCTGTTCCTGCCGAACCAAATCAATCATCATGCGTTCGTCACGATCCTGCGCCGGTTCACGCCAATGCCAAATAATGCCAAAGCAAGTAAGGATGAGGAAAATCGCGATGAGGTAATTCCAATCAACGTTCATCGCACCAACCTCGCAACCCAACTCGCGGCCCACCCCAACCGATAATCCCACCAGCCACATTCAGCCCATGGGCCAGGGGTAGGATCAATCACCTCATCGCGCCAACCAGCCTTAACATCAATCCAATCAAAGCCAGTGTTAAACATTAGGGTTCACTGCCTTGACTTCAAACCGTTCCCATTCATCAGCAGGAATTAGCGTAGCGTAACCTTCCAACCATAATTCCCCATCAGAACCAAGCATACAATGACTATACTTGTTGGTGGAAGTGAATCGGCGCAACTTTTGCTTGCCCTTAAGCTTGATCTTTACTTCAAATACGATTTCCGTTTCCATTACACGATACCTCCCAGTATCTGAATCAACATACCTTTGTACGGTTCTCTGACCCATTCAATATCATCGGCCAGCATTTCCCTAGCTTTTTCCAGCCCGATCCTATCACCAGCATTCATCGCGCCATTAACCCGTTTCTTCCACGAATCAACCAACGCCTGATTACTGGCAGCTTCACGTTCCTGCGCCTCAACCCGACTAGCGCGCATTTCAGCTTGCACCCAAAACATCAGGTGTGCATTCCCCGACATGTCCGCGATGTAATGCAGACGATGAACAGCCGCGTCACGAAAAAAATCGCTTACCGTTCGATACTCAGGGATTTCCTTACTAGCGATTAACCCCGATAACTCTGCAAGCACATCGCCAGGGATGCGAATTCTTGTTTGGTCACTATGGTCGTGTTTATTAGTTGACCGGACGTAGAACTCATCCGGGTCATATTCACCGGCACGTCTGCTAACACGTCGCGGTTCACCTGACCTCGCGGCCGATCCGTCACGTTCCGTTCTCCATGTGTCGATATCGGCGACATTATCAGCTACCACTACTCGACTTCAAGAAAAATGTCGGCATCAACATCAATGCTTACAATCTCAGCCCCAGCGGCATCCACAACGGGTCGATCACCACTTAGGTCAATTTCTTCCTGAAGCTGACGAATCAATTCACTAGCAAGCATATCAACACCAGTCCCTTTCCATTTCCAACCACGGTAGTCAATCGCAGTCTTTTAAGTCCCGATCCACTCTTGTGGAGTGCCGTAACCCTACCCCCATAGTCGCGCCACTGTCAAGAACAATTTCGGACTATTTACCGCTACGCTCCGTGCACCGCGTTCCCACCGACCGTGACGTCACTACGCTCCGTGCACCGCGTTCCCACTCTACGCGCCATGTCATTTCATGCATTTGCACACTACGGTACATCTCAGTCCCTTCCACGCCTAGACAGCCCTATTGAGACTCTGGAACTACATGAAACTACATAGACGTGGTGTTTTTAGGGGTCGCGAGCGCGCCAAAAAAGCTGTCCCCTGTTCCCAGTTCTCAATGCATTCCATGCATTGACCCCGCGCCGCGTCCATAATCCACAGCTTTCCCGGTGACTGTGGGTTTCTCCCTCCGTTCCGTCAGGAGGGGGACCCTTTGAGTCTAATACCCTGTGTCAAGCTGTCAAGCGCGGATTTAACCCAGGCACAGAACAACCCCCACTTTTTACGGTGGGGGTTGTTCAGCGTAAGTTAGTTTCGCTTAGAAGGGGTGTTCTAGCCGTCGCGCCACTGATTCTTCCAACCCTTTCAAGTGTGGATAATCAGCTACTACCAATTCTCCCGATTTGATTGCTGCATCTACTCGGATCATGCAACCTTTGCAGCTGTAGGACCAGTGACGATCATCTAATGGCCCTTCTACGTTGCACGCCCATTTCCACTCTGGCTTATCTTTACCGTGTTCGTGTTCCATTTATTCTCCCTAGTTTTGATTCAGCTACCCAATGCCCTTTGCCCACCAGCACCAACACTCCTACCCAACCCGGCCCGATCACCCGCGGCACTACCAGCACTCGCGCCACTGCCTCTCCCACCACTAACATTCGACCTACCAAGCCGAGGGTACTTTTCCTTCAAAGCTGCATCAACTTGCTTATCTTTTTTCACCAGCACCAACCCGACACCAGGTTCACTATCATTTATCACCTCACGCTTAGCAGCCTTCAACCTTTCCCCAACCTTCCCTGCGTACCCCATCCAAAACGAATGCCGGAACGTCTTAGTATTCTCGGTATCTGGTTGTTCGGTCCCCATCATTTCCCGCGTGGCATGAATGCACAGGGAATTAAACATGGACAACACCATGTCAATATCCGCGGTGAACCCGGTCACGTACGCAACCTCTTTCCCCCGTACCACAACCCGACACCCGTTACTGTCAGCGATACCCGAGAGCAGAAACATCTTAGGCTTTTGGTACGGGGCGATAATCTGAACCTCGCGTGTCTCGATCTTATCCTGATCGGCACTACTCAACACGCCTTGCACTAGCGCCATATCAATTGAGTGTTGGGTCATGAGTGCTTGAGCCTTAGAAATAAAAGCCTCTGCCTCATGAGGGTTATCGGTACGTTCAGCCTTAGCCAACAGTGCCGCGATACGCTCCGTTAGTTTCTGTTCGTTAGTCATAGCTCAATCCTCCACTACTCGGTAAATAACCCCAGCACGCGCCTTCGGTGGCTTAGTCACCACACATGCCGCGCTCAACCATGGCACACTCTTACTGACCGCCATCGTGACCTTAGCATAGGTCAGACTCTCACACGGTACAACCTGCTTCACCACCACACCTTTAACGTTCAACATTTCCGTCCAGTTGTTATTTACCGCGACGAAATAGGCGGGAGCGCTAGGCACGTTAAGAATTAGGTCACGGTCAGCGATGGACAACAACTGTTGATCATAATGAGGATTACAAACCCACTTCACATTTCACGCACCAAGTACGTAACGCCAGCCAACTCAACCTCATCATAATCAGACTTAGCCTCATCGGCCGCGGCATCATAATCCATAGTCATATGGCGATAAGGCCAATCATCAGACTTAGGAGTAACGTCTGCGTAGGCGTCGCTAATCAAATCCTTGATGTAATCAGTGAATTCATCCTCGGGAATAAACTCGGCGCCGTACTCCCAACCCATCTTCACACATACTGCCCAAACCTCCGCAAAGGTCACATCGTCCGGCAGTCCGTAAACGTTATCCGCAGTGCAAGCATCATCAATCGAAAACATTTCACATCCCCTTGATCTTGATAAGTTCAGCAACGCGAGCCAGTCCAGCTTGCATTTCACCTTCACCAGTATTCGGCCCATAAGGAACCCCTACCAATGTCCCTGCAATATCAAAATATACGTAATCGTAATCGTCGGTAGCTTCCAAAATTGCTGCAACACAAGCCATGATTACATACCTTCCATTTCTGCCACATCGGCATCAGACACATTCACGTATGGTTCGCCATCAATCCACATAACCAACCCGGTAGCCTCAATCGCGTCAACCAACCAGCTACCCCACTCCTGATCCACGCCCATCGCGTCAGTATCGAACCATGAACCTTCCCACTGAATCGTTTCAGCGAAGTTCTTACGAATCTCACTGTAAACAGTGGGGTGATTGACCCTAAGCCAATCAAGCGCGTCGGATGCTTGGGTATCCACGCTATAATGTCCACTACTAATGCTTTCCATTATTCTACACCTTCCAATTCGAGACCGATAAGACTAATTTCATCGGTGACCATTTCCAAAATCTCCCATTGTTCAGCAGTCCAGCTACCCTTATCGGTAGCGAAACTACACAGTGACCTAAGCATGTCTCCCATGTTCGGCCAGCTATCCCGCGCCATGCAGCCTGACTTAAGGTCACCACCCTTAACAGTCACGTCTGAACCTTTAACCTTAATCTCGTAATCAAATTCCCACCTATCAAACACAAACCTATTTGGCTCGATGCTCAACCTGACTGAATCGGTTTCGGCTGAAAGCTTCATTGCGTAATCTCCCGTTGTTTGGTTTGCATTTTCGTTTACAGTGCCTCACCAGGGATTCGAACCCCGAACCGACGGATTAAAAGTCCGTTGCTCTGCCAGTTGAGCTAGTGAGGCTGAATTGCTACTTGCAACGCTTAAGGTTAACGTACATTCCCTCACCGCCACCGCGTCCCCACCATTCAACACCGTTCATCTTAGCGTAAATGATGTGATAGGCACCACCAGTAGGAGTGTAGATTGGGTTACTGATTTGCTGGACACCGCCCAATTTATCACCATTCCAAGTGGTGATAGTAGCACCATCGCACGAAACATAAGCGGTGAACTTATTGGCAGTAACCAAGTCAGCGCGCTGGATAAGCGTAGCGCAAGGGTAGCAAACCTCTTTATCGTCAATCCTAACGACACCAGTTCCAATGCTATCGGTTTCTGTTGCATTGTGTCCACAATCAAGCATCATGCACCATCCTTATGTGTAGGGTATTTGCTTTAACGGTGTTCGGTTAGGTCTATGACGACCCTAGAGGCTTAACCTCAACCGAACGATATTGCTACTTGTGAGCCTTCGTGGCCTTCGCGTTCAGCTTGCGCCAGTACCGGCGCTGATCTTCCACATCGGGCAACTCCCGGTAAAGCTTGCCGCGGATCGGCTCGATCGTCGGCAACTCTTCCAACTCGGCCAACAACACATCGTCAACTCGCATCACGTTCATGCTCCCTTGTGTTCCGTTTCAGCGTAGATAAATGCATCGGTGTAGTAAGGGAAGTGCTTAATGGTAGACATTCCCACCTTATTGAAAGGGCGTGCCAACCACCCATCATCGGTTTTTTGGGTTAGTCCACCCCTAGGGGTTTCGATCCATGGGTCATTCATCATGCACCAACCTTATGTGTAGGGTGACCACAGTTCTTACCACAGACACATTCCATTTCCTTGCCACACGCACAAAGCGCACACTTACCCTTGAGTCCTTGAACCGTGGCGAAGTTCTTCGACGACTCAACCCTAATCGGCTCAACGTCCCGCGTCAACCCACCACCATTATTATTCGCTCCCGACTTGCAACCCTCGCAAGTGTGCGGCCACCTACCTCTTCCCGGCTTTTTAACCAACGGCCCAGAACACGCCTTGCAAACCCTGGCGCCAGTCTCATCAACCGCGACGTTCACCGGGACCACATCGGCCACATCGTAGCCAGTAGCACCACCACAACCCACAACGTAATTCGTCGCGGCCAAGTACCACACATTGATTTCCTTGTGACGCGGGTGACTCGGTGCCAGATAGTCAACCTTCAACTCCACACACGTTTGATTGTACTTGATAAAGGCGAGGGTATCGCACTGTGCGATAGTGTGAAGCTTTGCTTTGTCCACATCGGTTAGAGCTAGCATTTATTGAACCTTTCCGTTTGACAGTGCTTGCCTAGGGAATCGAACCCTAGCTAGAACCATTGCAAGCGATACAACCTATCTCACAACTCGTTAGCGCAACCTTCAATGTCACAACCAATCGCGATGAGCGACTGACGAATCCTAGACAACCCGCACTTATCACTCATTGATCCACCCGGACGCATACCGATCACCATAAAGGGCCGTTCGTTATCCAGCGCCAGAACCATCATGAGCGTTCCGTAGTGGCGAATTTCTCGGCGCGTCCGTCCCTGGTCGATTTGGATCGTCTCGCTAGTCCACTTGCCAGACGATGCAGAACCATCGGCCAGTGCCAGTGTCGCGAGGTTGGTGGCTCGCTTAGGCAAGGTTGACTGAAACATGGTTTATTCTCCCGTTGTTTTGGTTAGTGCCATTTGCACAGTGCCCGCTCTAGGAATCGAACCTAGATGCAACCATTGCGGGCGAACCATTTAAATGGTGGAGATGGCGCCCCACGTCGCGTGTTCGATCCGTCCGGCCGCGATGTGGGGGATGATGACGTCCGCCCACAGTTCGGCATCCGAGTAGCCGCGCGCATCATCGCCCATGTGGTCGCGGACGCAGAAGGCAAGCGTGTCGTAGGTCAGTTCCTCATCAGGATCGAAGTCGGAACCGAGCACCTCGGGATCGACCACATAGAAGCGGACACCAGCGGCGTGTGTCGAGAGGTTGCGAGCATCGGGATAGGACATGATTGGCATTATTCTCCCAGTGTTTGATTAGTGCTATCTGCACAGTGCCCTTTGTGGGAATCGAACCCACATGAACCATTAAGGGCGAACTTACTTAACCCAACCCAACTATAGGGTACCGATCACCTCCCAACCCGCTACCACAAACCTTGCAACCATTCATCGTAAATCGACCTTCACGGTCCAACCCACGATCCCTATCCTCATCGGTCCAATCTTCACCAGGCCAAGAGCTAGGGACCAAATAGCCTTTACC